ATTGATTTTTGTCAATGTGCGTCGGAAAACAATAATGATTTCAATACCCAATTTTCGCCCACTTTCGTAAAAAATCTCTGCAATATCAACCTTCTAGAGGCAAATAAAAGGCTTTTTATCTGCTACTGGCTTGTCGCTACTAGCTAAGGATTAGTGTTTGAATGCTTCTTTCACGGCTTCAAGGTCGGGAGGCCCCACGACTTCGACCGTTACTTTGATTGGGCAAAAGCCGAACGGGCATTCAAAAGTCCGCTCGTCATGCCACTTCCCCGTCACAGCCTCCATCGTCATGAGGCACAGCCCGCCTCGATAGTGCGGGCACTGAATGCGCGTCTTATAGTCAATGCACGAGTTCCCCGCCAGCACCGCTTCTTTCCTGTGAACCTTCGCCTCCCACGAGGGCTTCAGGTCCGCTTCCACCGGCTCCTGCGCTTGGCTTCGCTTTCTTTTTCCCATTTTGCATCGCCTCCTTCACGGCCTCGGGGACCGCCGCCTGCACCTTTGCTTGCCTCGTGCCCCGCACCGCCTCGATTGCCTCCGCCCATGTCGTCGCACCGTCTCGGATCGCAACATATAGCTTGCGCAAGTCGTCAATCTCAGCAGGGCTTGTTTGCGACAGCGGATGCCCCAAATACTCTGCAAGCATCTCGACAGTGATACCCAGCGAAGCAAAACTGTCCGCAATTTTTTTGCGCACCGCATCAGGGTCTTGCGTCTGCAAAACACCAGCCCGCACCTGCCTTGCTAAGTCCAGTGCCTCCTCCAGGAGGTCGCCCGGCAAAAGTCTTAGCGCAAGCCCACGCAGCACACGGGAAACAACTGCACCCTGTTTCAACTGCACCTCTGTCTCGGGCGCTTTCAACACATAGACCACCCCGCCGTCCGAAGCCTTGCGCGTCGCCACGATGTCATCAGCTGCCACGCCAGGGGGAAGTTTCCGTCTCTCCATCGTCTTTTCAATCACCCACGCTGCGCTGTATGTTGTGTTGTTTTCCAAGTCGCAAACTACCACCTCGCCCTTGCGCACCGCCTTGCCGTCTTCTGTCACTCTGACCGAGACTGCCAGGTTCCCCATCGCACGCACCGCCGCCTCTGCCAAACGGATTGAGGGCCCCGTGACCTCTGTGCCTCCCCGGGGGATTTTGTATTCCGCTTGTTCGGCAAGCCCCGGACGCGACACTTCTTTCAATAGCTTCTGTCGCACAGCGTCCCAGTCCCGGGGTCTTTGCAAAGCAACCGCCGTCCTGGCTTTGACCTCCGCCTCGACCATCGCCTGCACATACGCCGCACCCAGCTCCGTCTCCGATGCTGGCGCTAAGACAGGCAACGATGTTTCACCTTGCACAGGCGTCCCCGCTACGGGGGTCACCGTTGCCACCTGGGAGGGTTGCGCCCCCCCATCTTGCGTTTGCCCCCCGTTCTGGGGGGTTTGGGTTTTGATTGCTTTTTCCATAGCACACCTCCTTTTTTATTAGAGACCTTTTGCCCTTGCAGGCCGAACCTGCAAAAACCGAGACACAGTGCCCCGGTATTTCTCGATTAGTTCAGGGGGGGGATTTAGCGATTTTGCCACCTCCGCCCAGCGCACAGCGCCCTGCCTTTCCACAATAGATGCAGTCCATCCCCCCGTCTTCACTTTCGTCTTTTTCGCTTGCGCTAGTGCCTCCAGAAACTCCGCCTCCAGTGCCCCCTTCTGGTCTTCGAGTTCCTTTATCTTTTCCGTTAGTTCGATAATCTTGTTTCCAAGCTCCACAAGGTCTTGTGGGGGGTCGTTCCATACATCCTCAGCGGGAGGGAGCAACGATAATGCAACTTGTTGTCGTTCCTCTATTGTCTGCGGGTCTGGGGGAATGCCCTGCGTCACCAGCTCCATAAACCCCTTCGCCTCCTCCTCCAGCCACGCACCCACCTCAGGATTGTAAGGCATGTCGTGAACGAAGGGCAGGGCGCCGGGCGTTCTTTGCAAAAACCTTACTGTGTTACACCCGTTTGCCCGCCCCCACCAATGCAGATACCACTGACCTTGTAAATAATATTCGCGCGGGATTTGGTCCCACTGCCCCTGATGTGCGGTCCATTTGACCTCCAGCACCATCAAGGGGTCTTCTTGTATCGCATCTAATGAACACCGCACCCACTGCGGAGCGGGGGGAGGCGGGGTCCACGCGGATTGCACATGAACCACTTTCGCTTTCGTCATTTCGACATATTCCCGCAATATCGTTAATTCCATCGCTTTGCCTTCCCGCATCGCGGGGTTCTCCGCGGGAGGGGGGTCCAACCCCCGAAGGATGCGCCACAACTGAAGCGGGGTCTGCCATCGCGACAGCCCCACTGCGGCAGCAACTTCACTGCCGCCTAGAGTCACTTGACCTTTATAAAGCATAAGCACCTCCTAAAAAAAGCCCAAAGCCACTACGATTTTTGTGATTTTTTGATAACCCTGTCAAGCAAAATCCCCCGTCTCCCGCAACTCAAGCAACCATGCGCCTTTCCCGCCTCTTTCCCTAGTCCCCAATGTAAAAAAACAGCGAGACCTGCCCAGCCCCTTCTTCACTGGGCAGGCACTCCAAAGGAGGTCTCCAACTAGGAGGTGCTTTGGGGAGTCTATTCGGTGGCGATGTTCTTGATAACCGCAATCTTGGTCGGGGTCTCAAACAGCGGCATCGCAAACATCACAAGGGCAAATCGAGTGCTAAGGTCAATCTTAGCCAACGGCACTCGGATAAGTGGCAGGAGACGCCTGAAGGCAATCACCGTCCTGTCGTATTCAATAAGCACAGCAATCGAACAGCCAGCACGATACTGGTTCAGGTCCACATAGCTCGCATTCGGATTGCCTTGGCCTGGGTCGTTATCGCACGCCACATCCTTTAGCCAGTATAGCTCGCTCCCGTTAGGCTTTGACCTGAAGATAGCGAAATAGATGATGTCGTTGTGTGTTCCTGTTTTGGTAATGGCTAGCGTTACCTTTTGCTTTGTCGCGCTAGGTACAGTCACCTGCTTCGTTTTAATAGCACTTCGCCCGCTTGCCCCAAACGCGCATACTCCGTATGTGTATATGCCGGGCTCCAACTCACTGCCGCCGTCGTTTTCAGGAGTCAAAGTAAACTCAAACTCATCGCTAGGCGCCAATCCTATCTCGCTGGTGTTTTGTGGCTTATATGGTTGCAAGAAGATGTCTGGCTCATACACAATCATCTCGCCATGAGCACCCATGAACCCTCGTGGGAGCATCCCAAGTGTAGGATTGTAAGCTGCCGGTCTTGTTGGGTCTCCAAAGAACAATAGCTGCCCGCCAGCCCCAGTGGCAACCTTTGTCAAAGCCTTAGGCGACAGCCACAGTGCCTGCGGATAGGCGTATCGAGGCGCCTCTATCATCATTGCAGAGACTTCCTGACATACCTCAGGTGTCAAAGCCTCGCCCTTTAGGTCAATGATGTTGTCCGGGAACACTCGCTCCAAAGTAGCGAGCACCCCATCCCAAGACTCCGAGTTCGCCCTTGAGTCACCAAAGAAAAGGGCTCTTTCCACCTTCGCTAGCAGGTTCAATGTCCCATTGACGCTTTCCCTCGTGATGGCGTCCGCACCGCCAATTGTGGATACCGCCGCCATCGGGTCCGTTACCCTTCTCATCTCGGCAAGATATTTCACCCTGGCAAACTGTCTTTCGTATCGGCTTGTCTGCTCTGCCGGAAGCGCACCTTCTCTTACGAACGGAGGAAGTTCATCACCTAGCGCAACCTGTCTTGTGTATTCGTGCACAGCCGACTGCAACAGCTCATCAGGCTTGGGGATGGCTTTGAAAAACCGAATATGCTTCGCTTGCAAGGTAGCGGTAGCGAGCACAGCCTCGATGCTCTGTGGCACTAGCGCCCAGCCTCCAGGCCCTGTGGCAGGCGTTGGAGTGCCAAACTCAAGCGCCTTGCGCAACTCGACCAACTCATCTCTTGTTACCGAACCAAAGCCTTCTCTTATTTCCATAGCGCCCTCCTTATCTCAAAACAATTCCTAGCTTTGCAAGCTCATCAGGGCTTGGGGTATACCCCGTTTCCATTTTTGCCGCCAGCCACGCCGCTGATAGCCTCTGCTCATCAGAAGCCTTGTCATCAGCCGCCTTGCTCATTAGCAGCGCCTTGATTACTGAAGGCTCGTTAGATGGCACAGCCCTGATTTTCGAGTCCTCTTGCGAAGGCACACCGAATGACAACCCCTTCAGGACCGCTGGGTTCTTCTCAAACATCGATTTCAGTTCTGTCCCAAGCGCCTTCGCTTCTGTTAGAGTAGAAGACAGAGCAGTCACAATCTCTCGCAGTTCGCCAAGCTGCTTTTGCACAGACTCATAAAAAGCCTTAGCATCATCGAAGCCCTGTTGGATAGCCTGCGACAGCTGGTTCAGAAACTCCGTAGCGTCAATCTCAACAACGCCCGGGGTTGCCTCTGCAAAGTCGCTAAGCCCCTTTCCGATGCCTTCTTCCTCCTCCTCTTCTTCAGGCGCCACAGGCTCGGTGTCTTCTTCAATTTCGCCGGGCTTTTCCTCTATGCCCTCCTCTTCCTCGTCAGCGAGCGCCTTTTTGAGACAAGCCTTCTCTTCCTCGTTTAGGCCTTCCAAAAACTTTTTGATGGCTTCTGTCATAACATCTCCTCCGAAAGTAGCCACTGCAAGTTTACTGTCCAAACTCTGGGGTGTCAAGGCCGCACCTCCTGTGACGGCCATCCCAGATGGATTTCCAAACTCAATCCCCTTCCGCTTTAGCGCTTTTAGCACAGCCACAAAGGTGGTGGGATTTACGGGATACGGCGTTATAGCAACATTTATCACCGATGCCCGCTTTATCGTTCGCACGCCCTTCTCGCTTCCGTATTCGGGTTTCGTAGCCTCTATCGAAAGCCCGTAAGGACGCCCAACCGCTTGGCTTTCCCGCATTCTCCTGATTAGCTCTTCAGTATGTTCGTCCTCGAAAAGAAAGCCCTCTATCCAAGTGACCTTTTGCCCTTCGATTTCGTCCTCCCAGACCTTCGTTGGAAAGCCCACCACATCAGCACCACTGCGACCGTGATTGTCTATGATCCGCCCCGCCTTCAGAAAATAAGACCAGTCAAGGTTCTCCTGCTTTATGCTCTCGCCGTCCATGTCCACAGCCTCCGTAGAGGCTATGCCCACGAATGGCACAAGCTTTACCTGTGCCTGAACTCGCTTCGTAAACTCCTCCAAGCCAGGTATCTTGTCTAAAACCAGCGCCAGCGTGTCTTGTGGTGCGAGATTCACGCCCATATCACTTATGACGCTAGCGGATTTCGGCAATGCTGTCAATAAACCTATTGCATTGTCACTAATCAAAACATAAGATATTTTGTATGGAACTTTCTTTCCCCAAACCGCAAGGGTTCAATAAAGAGATATTCGAGACCAAAATAATCCCCGCAGCCCGTGAAAAATATCCTGTCTTCGTCTCTACATGTTTCCGCGATGAGCGGGGAAAGATGCTCTCGCTGGCGCCCTTCCAAGAGGAGTGGCTTAGAGTCTTACAAACTAACCGCAAAGTCGTTATTTGGGCTTTCCCAGAGTCAGGCAAAAGCGTCCACTTCAGTTGCCTTATCCCGATTTGGTTCTTGGCCCACAAACCCAACTGGCGAATATGTGTCGTCTCCGCCGCCGCCACCCAAGCTGCCAAATTCGGTCGCTTCGTCAAGAACACAATCGAATACAACCGCGTTGTCCGCATGGTTTTCCCAGACCTCATTCCCTCCACCCCCTGGACAGACACAATGCTAACGATAAGACGCCCCCTTGTATCAAAAGACCCCTCGTATCAGGCAATCGGCGTGGACGGTGCAATCTTGGGCGCTCGTGTAGATGTTCTCATACTTGACGATATTTTGACGCCCCAAAACACAGCAACGGATTATCTGCAAGACAAGCTTTGGGACATTATCAATGCGAGCTTTTTCTCTCGACTTACAGAGTCCGCCCGTGTCATAGCGGTCGGCGTCAAATGGCGCAAAAACGATGTTTTGCATCGTCTTGTTGACCGTCTTGGCTTTGCACATTTCACATATCCCGTGATAGACAAAAACGGCAATCCGCTTTGGAAAGACCGCTGGCCGCCGCAGCGTCTCGCTGAGGTAAGGTCCCGCATTAGCGAAAAAGAATGGAAACGCCAATACCTTTTGGAACTTACTGAAGACACCGAGCGTCTTTTTACAGAGTTTATCATTCAAACCGCGCTATCGCGAGGCAGTCATATCTCTGTGGCAAATGTTTCAAGTGATGACTTTAGTCACATAATAGCGGGCATTGACCTTGCAGGCGTGCAAGGAGGCGCTTCCCTTACTGCGGTTCACCTCATGGGAATAAAGGACGAGCGGTGCATCTCCCTCGATGCTTGGGCAGGAAAATGGACAGCAAAGGAACTTTTGACGCTCCTTCAGAGTTTAGCGCAAAGATTTCCGTCTCTCGTGCTTGCAGTTGAAAACAACGCCACACAAAGCCTAATAGCAGATTTTATCCATGATGCTTTACCCTTCACCGCAGTTATTCCCGTTTTTACAGGGTCGCGCGTTTATGGGCAAACAGGGGAAATATCTAAAGCAGCTTTTGCAATGCAAGCAGGCAAGTGGGTTATAGCGAAGCCAACCCCAGGACTGCAGCGCTTTATCGAAGACTTGGCGCTTACAGAAGAAGACAAGCATATGCCCGATACAGTCAGCGCCGCCATCACCGCATGGCGTATAGCACAGACCGTAACAGGAAAAAATATGCAACCGCCAGTTGTTCATGCCCCTGATGCCCAAACTCGCAAAGCTCTCATTGCCTGGGGGAAATATGTCTCGGTCGTTGAACAGCGAGATGCCGCCACCGTTACTATTGTGCCCTTACCGCAAAACCCCAATCCTGCGGATTATACGGTCATTGTGGGCTTTCCTAATGCTGTGAACTACGCCAGACAGGCTTATGGCATTCCTGAAGATGTTGTCCCTGCGCATCTTATCACCGATGCAAAACAACTAAAATATGGCGCAACTCGTTTGGAAAAAGGCTTAGTTACAGTCGAAGACCCAGCCCTTATAGCGATAAAACATGGTCCAAAAGAAACCAAAGCCCTTTTCAGACTAGCCGTCTCGCTAGCCGCCGTTGCCTCGACATTACTGACACGAACCAATTACGACACCGTTGACATTCCTCGAGACACACAACCAAACCACGAACCAGAACAAATGACCCCTTGGGAAGTCGAACGCTTGCATGGCTTGCCTTCTTTGGAGGATTTTCTATGAATGCCATCGTTTTATTAGTCATCAACGCATGGCTTGGCAAACCCGCGACAGAACGAGAATACAAAGCCTTCAGTAAAAATGCAGAACGGGTTTTGGACGCCCTGCAAAACCTCTATCAAAGCAATGAACCCAAGCAAGTTATCCCCTTTAGACCGTCACCTTATGAGGATACAAAATGGGACAGCACTGGCACTTCTGCGGACACAAACTGCGAGAACTCAGAGTCTTCAAAGGACTCCGACAAAGAGACCTTGCAAAAAGACTAAGCGCCCTTCTGGGCGAAAAAATACACGCAAACAATATTGGACTGTGGGAGCGTGAAGTTTTCCAACCAGCCCCATGCCGCATCAAGGCTTTATCCGTTTTGCTTGGCGTTTCAATGGACACATTCTTTGCGGAGCGCAGGGCTTGCCCTATGTCATCTTTTATGAGACGCAAACGCACGGTCACGACCTAACTACAGTCTTTATCGTCTTACCGTCCGTATCTCGCACCCAATACACTTGCAAATGAACCCGTCCATCCGTTCTATTGACCGCCTTTACCTGTGGAATAAGACCCCGGGGATGCGGAGGCGCCTTCGCTATAAACGCCGT